TCCTTAGTCATCTTGTCGCCTTCTTTAACATCCTTTGTTCTTCCAAAGCCTATAGTCCAAACTCCTACAACATCTTGATAACTGTAACAGTTGCCATCCTGATCTACAGGACAACCTTCAAACTTTTTTATTAGAGATAATCCCTCTTCTGATATCTGCATATTATTCTCCCCATGTTCCATCTTCTCTGACTTTAGCTGTTTTTGTACCGCCCCAGTACTCAACTGCGTGTCCTTCGTTGATAAGTTTTTGGCAAATATCCTCGCCATCTGCTGTATAAGGGATGCCCAAAATTCTGCCATACTTACCTTTACCTAATGATTTGACTTTAAATTTACCTACACACAGTTCTATCAATCTTTCTTTTGCTTTTAGACCAAGTGCTTTTTCTTCTAGGTTTCTTGTTCTTGATTCAGGGGTGTCTATACCTGCTAAACGAACTCTTTGTTTATTTAGAAAAACATCAAAGCCTAGATCAAGCGTGCAATCTAAAGTGTCCCCGTCAACCACCCTGTCTAAGGTTGCTCTATATACGAAAGCATCAGGGGATTCACTCATTACTTAGACTCTTCTTTAGGTGCTGCCATTTTAGCTTTACCTATGTTTATAGAAATAAGGTCTATAATCTTATATGCCTTTCCTAAGAGTGCATCATCTTTAGGTGTTGGTGTAGAAGCTGCTATTGCAGAAGCTACTGTGACAGCCATAGTGATGTAGTTAATGATATCCATAATTTCCATATTTTTCTCCCGTTATGTAATTATTTATCTGATTCTACTTGATTAGCTTCTCTCTGATCAAGTTCTCTATAGTATTTAATAATATTCAAAATATCTTTTGTGTATCGTGTAATCTCTGCCATGTCCATAGATAAGTTTTCATACTCTTTACTTGAAAGAGAGTAAAAGGCTCTTTTCGGTGCATTGCCTGACTGTAAATTATCTAAGTATTCTTGCATGGTTGTAGGTGTCATAACCTCCCAATCAACTTTTGATAAACTCATTCTGTATGGCAAGGGTGGATGATATATAGGTGATCTCTCTGATATTGTTTTGACTTGCACTGGTTTAACTGATTGCAACATAGAACAACTAGCAAGTGCTACAGAAAGACTAATTAGTATTAAATTTCTCATCAAATTGGTTAGGGTTGGTTAGTTTTTCAAGTTCAGCCATAACTCTAGCTGAGCCCTTATTTATTCTTGCCTGTAAATCAATAGGATTTGCTAGTGCAGATTGATCTAGGTCTAAGTTAGAAAATGTTTTTCTAAGTTTATTTACACTTTCCATAGCTTGTCTTTTTTCTTGCTCAAGTTGATTTAGTTGCAACTCTTGTGCCTTTTGTTGTTCTAGGTATCTGTCTATAGAAGCGTTCTGTTCTTCTATCTGTGTTTCTAAAACTATCTGATTACCTTTGAGAGTGCTGATCTGATCTGCTTGATAGTCAATGTACCAAGCTGAACTGGCGATTGTTAATACTAATAAACCGCCAAGTATTAATGATAATTTCATTCCCATGTATACACCTGTAATGGTTCTTTCTTACCTTTTGCCTTTATAGGCTCTAACTTTTTCAAAGTATAGTCACTCTTTATAGCAGTATTGTAGCCAATGAGCAAATCTACTCCTGCATCCTTTGTACCGCTTTCTAGCCTTGCTCCTATGTTTACTGAATCACCAATAGCTGTGTAATCAAACCTTTGTTCACTGCCCATGTTGCCAATAACTGCGTAGCCTGTATTTATACCGATACCTATGGCAACTGGCTTGATGCCTTTTTCTATCAACTCATCATTTAAAAATTCCATATTCCTTTGTATGTCTTTGGCACAGTCTATGGCTTTATTTTCGTGATGATCTAAATCTAAAGGTGCGTTAAAGATAGCCATCATTGCATCGCCTATATATTTATCTACCATACCGCCATGAGCCTGAACTGCCTTTTGTTGTGCAGTCAATGCTTTATTCATTATATAGGTCACTTCTTCAGGCTCTAGTGTCTCAGATAGTGAAGTAAATCCACGTACGTCTGTGAACAGGAAGGTGGCATAGCGTTTCTCACCTCCAAGTTTTAATTGTTCAGGATGTTTTTGCAGTTGTTTGACTTGTCTAGGGTCTAAGTAATGCTCAAATTGTTTTTTAATTTGTTGTCTAAGCTTGTATTGCTCAACAAATTTTAAATAATACGAAATGCTTGCAAGAATAAATTGTGATATTAATGTCCAAGTAACATCTACCAAGTAACCATTCTTTATTGTATAAATGCCAAAAACGAGCGTAGAGACAAAAATAGATGTAAAACTAAGTAACCCTATGGTCATAGATAGTTTTTGCGTTAAAAGCCATGAAATTAGCACTAAGAGTATAAATAAGCTTACCTCTATGGCTAAGTGTAGTTCAGGTATTTGTGGTGTGTTAGGAATTAACAGTGACTCAGTTATAGATGCCTGTAGTTCATGTGGATATAAAAGACCTACAGGAGTAGATACTTGTGGCATTATTCCACCACCACTTGTTCCTACAATCACATAAGCATCTGCTGCTTTGTCTAATTCATTAAGACCAATAGTAGGTGTATCAACATAACTAATCCATTTACGCAACATACTATCTACCTTTATAGGTGGCAGTGATGGTACTGTTATCTCACTATCATTCATATTTATAATGAAGGTATCTTGTTGTACCAGTTGTTGCAAAACTTCTAGAGAAAAAGAAGAAGCAAAACCATCATCAGTTCTTAACAACAAAGGTATCTGTCTTACCAAGCCATCTACGTCAATAGGTGCAGAAGCTATACCTTGTGCAGAATATTGTTTTAATATATCTATATTTTCTACAACACCTCTAGCAATGAAACCACCGCCTGTATCTTCACCTAAAATGACTGTTCCTGTTGTGGGCGGATAACTACCATTATCATTTTCAAACATAGACATTACAGTTGGTCCATAGTTAAGAGCATTGGCAAACGCTTCGTCTCCTCCCATTCTGTCAGGTTGTGGAAAAGATAAAACCCAACCAACTCCTAAACTGCCTGCTTTTAATAATTCTATATGTATTTCTGCAAGTCTTTCTCTAGGCAGAGGCCATCCGCCTTCTTGCGCTATGTTCTCTTCTGTAATATCTAAAACAATAAAATTACCTGTTGGTTCTTGTTTAGGTATAAAAGCATCAAAAGTTTTCAGTTTTAAAATCTCAAGAGGTGTGATCTGAAATAACAAAGGCAACAAAAGTATTGTTGTTACTAATATGCCTGAATATTTTTTCATCAGTTACCCTGTGTTATCTTTATTGTATTGTCTGAACCGCCATTAACTTTGACTAAATTTTCTACACCATTTTGTGTCAATAACAATGTGTAAGCACTAGAACCATCTAAGTCTAACCTAAAAGTATCGCCTACAGACCTTCTAATACTAATTAATTGACCAGTTATTATTGTTGTAATTTGTGTGTCTTTGTCTTGTCCAATATCAGTACCTGCAATTCTTATTCCTGTAGCTAATTGATTAAGCTTGTCCTCTTCTTCTGATACTGCAAGCGCATCTATAATATTTAATAAATCCTCTAAGAAATTTACGTCAAGATAGTTTATATCCAATTCAGTAAAAGATAATTCTTCAGAGTTGTCTAAAAAATCTTCAGCAAGAAAATCTATATCTAAATCAGAAAAATCAAGATAGTCAGCACTTCCTTGTTGTGTTTCTTCTGTAATCAAATCAGCTTTCTCTTGAGGAGGATTTACTATAAGCATGTTATCAATCAAATCTAAACTTATATCTAAGGTTACAGGCTTAGAAGGTATAGATGTATAGGTTGTTGTAGTAGTAGCCTGATAAGGTTGATTTAGCACTACTTGACCTGCTGCTGTTTCTACGGATATTTCACCACTAGAATTTCCATATTCATCAGGCAATAGAATGACCAATGATGCTCCTGTCTCTGGAGTTGTAGTGATTGTAAAATCGGTACCTCTTACAAAAACATCAGCACTAGGTGTTTGTATTCTAATTGCTTTTTTATTATTAAATTTACCTGTGACAAAACGAGCAGTACCACTAGCAAATCGCAAAGCCATTTCTGATTTTTTTGGATTTGGGTCGTAGATATAAGAATTTATAACTAACTTGCTATGGTCCATAACTCTCACAACAGTATCATCTTCAAACCTTATGGCAACTCTACCTGCCTCTGTCTTTACGTTATCTAATTGCTGTATGGGAAAAGCTAATTCAGCACCATAGGCTTTATCTCTGTAAACCTGCGCGTTGCCTTTTAGTTCGCTGATACTACCTATATCAACAGCCTGTGCTTGTGCCTTGATCGTTTTGGATAACACAGACTGAGCTAGTAGTAGAACCAACACTAATAATCTTAAGCCAGTCATTGTCTTGCGTACTCTGTTGTTGAATATTAAAAGTTCTATTACTACCAGTATGGTCTAGCCAAAAGTAGCCACCTGCATAGCCATCGCCATTATAATTGACAGTATTATCTGAACCATCTATGTCCATATAATTAGTAGCACCATCAATATCTATAGCAGACGTGATGCTGTTACTTGACCCATTTATAATCCAATCTAAATCTAATGTAGAAGCTAGTGCAACAGTAGCTTGATTTAAAGTAAATACATTGCTGTTACCTGTCACGTCAACATTCACATTTGAACTGTCTGCTCCAAATGTGTTAGTTTTGTCTGTATTCATATTAAATGTATTGCTGTTACCATCAAATTCAAAGAAACCAGTATATGAGTCTGCGGTGATGTCACCTAAAAACTTGTTACTGTCTCCTATCTGATTTATGTCAAGAGTCATAGCAGTCCCATCTAAATCAAGACCAGTCATTGAACCTGCTGATGCGTCTATACCTCCAATTATGTTGCCTGAGCCCAGTTGCTCTAAGTCCATATTAGAGTTTGACGAACCGCTGCTCTGATCAACAAAGATTTCATTGTCAGCACCCATCAATGGCATAGCTAACAGAAATGTGAGTAAAATTTTTTTCATTTGTACCTCCAAAAATTATTTTTAACTCCTTCTTCTATTGTCTGAAGCACTGCTGTTTCTATTGCTATCTGCAAAGCTATGCTCATTGGCTCATTCTTTACAGTACCACCTTCCAATTCTATCAGTTCTGTCTCATCAGAGATAAATCTAAATACATCATTATCTAGTGATGCTGAAAAAACTGTTTTTGTAACTAATGTTTCTATAAGCACACGACCTGTAGAAACAGAGACTGTTCTTAGGCTGATAGTTATTTGATCACGTCTAATTTTGCGTGACATACCAATACCTAAATACCTTGCACCTACCCCACCACTTTCTATGTTGGCTTCGTAAGATAAGACACCACCAGTCATTATCATGTCACCAAAAGTAAGAGGTAGAAGCTTATTTTTTTCTTCAAATGTTTCTCTAGTAGAGCGTATTAATTGTCGTTCTTTTGTTACCGCTTCTAGTGATACTCTTTCTACTACCTCAAAGAAACCATTTTTGTTTGTACCTGCGTGTTTTAATGCCCTTATAAGGTATGCGTGTGGTGCTTGTGTTACTGCTGTACTAAAAGTGGCATATTTAGAATTTGACCTTCTTTGTCCTGTTTGATCTTTAAAGTCATTTGCATATACAGCAATAACTGGTTTTCTTTCAGGTTCATCTACATTTGCTAGTTCTGTATGTAGTACGACTGTATTTGCCTTTTCTACATACTCTACAGGTGGTAGATTATTTTGTAGAGGGTCAATCATTAAACTACAACTAGAAAGTAAAACCGCCAATAGGCACAATGACTTCTGTAACATTGCCATCCTCATCTGTTATGGTTACTCTAACTTCCTCTTCTGTTATCTCATATTCAATAGTATTGCCATCTAATTCCATTAGTCCTGCTTTACTTGTTTCTTCACCGAATAATGATGCTTCTATTTGTCTAGCAAGGTTCGCATAGATACGACTGGTAAGATTGCGCATAAACCTAGCTTCTACAGTATTATTTTCTTCTCTCTCAATTTCATCTCTCAATGCTTCAATTTCTTCTTGTATTGATTTATTGCGGTTAAATTCTTGATTTTGTATTGTTAAATAATGGCTTGATGTACCCTGTCCATTAAAAGAAGGTGATTTAAAACCGTGTACCATTTCATCTGCTAAAGAACTTGTAGCAACAACCAATAAGATTATTACAATACCAGTTATTGCTAAGTATTTATCCCACTCAGTCATCAGTCTTTTCTCTGATCATCCCTATCTGCTTTAGCTATTTTGTTACTGTCAATCAACTGTGGTACTCCTAAGATTGTCTTAATGAGCGTGTCTTGCCTTATGATCTCATTATCAAGACTGCGCACTCTGTCTATTAATGCTACCAGTATTCCGTGTTGTGAGTCCAGTTTAGTACCTAGTCTTTGTTCCATCTGCTCTATCTGATCTGCAACCTTATCATCTAAAACATCTAGCTTTGTTTCCATACCATCAATAATTCTATTGATAAGTTTCCATATAAAGAAACCTAGACCTAGTGCTGCTGCTATAGGAAAACCAACTTCGTTTATAAATGTTACTGCTTCTTGCATTAGCTTATTGTGTAAGTTACTGAACCCCAAGTGCTATGTGCTGCTCTGTGGGCTTCGTGTTCTGCTGCTGTAGCGGTCACTTTAATTAAATTATAATTTTGTCCATCTCCAAACTTACTTCCATCAGTAGTTCTAGTTGTCTCGTCAGTAGCTAAGTCAGGTCTCCATCTCTCTAGTTGATTTTCATAGGTATCAATTAATTCCATAACAGACCCTGAACAACCTAAATGATTGTAAGCTAATTCTCCACCTAGCATTAAATTAGCTGTTGCGTGACCTTTGCCTCTGTAATCAGGATGTAGAACACCCATCTTCACATGAACTATTTTGTTGTTAAAATCAGAATGTTGAAAACCAAGCTTTGTTCCGTCTGTTTTTTCTAGCATTAATGTAATACTACATTGGTTGCCTGCTTTAACTTTAGATTCTGTATATCCCTCTGTTACATATAACATATGGCTAAATTCTGTGATTCTTTGATAATAAGTATTAGAACCAATCGGAAAGTCTTTTAAGCATTCTGTTACAAAAGATTGGTCTGCTTCAATCATAGGTCTTATTTTATAGCCATTGCTTGATGTTACGGTTGTCATTATTTGCCACCTCCTGATACATTTGTTAAAGAAATTAGTGCTGACAAAGTGATAGTTTCACTAGATGCTGTATGGGTTACAACACAAGTTGCTACTTTTACATCATTACCTGACAAGTTAGTTATGCTGCCTAAAGTAAAAGCGTTGCTAGAATCTGCCTGTTCTGCACAAGCACTTATATAGTCTGCGGTACTATTGCTTACATTTACAAATGTCCATCTTATAGTGCAACTTTGTTTACTTGTGCCATTATCTGCCGTAACAGTCAAATCTATAGTTGAAGATGTAGGTGAGTAGAAAGACCCATCACTAGATATCCATTGTGCTATTGTTGAATCTGCTGAAAGAATAGTCACCAATGCTGCATTGATTTGTGCTGCAGGTACTGCTCTTTGTACATTACCACTTGAGTCTAATCCTGCTGTTGCTCTATCGTGCGCATCTATGATCTCTGTCATGCTTTTAGTAGTACCATTACTTCTAACATTTCCTGTCAAATCACCTGTGAATCTGTTGTTAGAATCTATGACTGATGCTGCTCTGCTTGATCCTGTAGTTATTGTGCTGTTAGCAACTCCGCCTATTGTTCCTGTTACATTACCTGTATGTGTTTCACCTAAAATTGTGGCAGAACTTTTATTTTGTACGTTGCCTAATCCAATACCTGATGTTGTTAAAGAAACCTCTACCCAATTACCTGTGCCTGTTCCTGTTGATCTATATAGTTTATTGCCATCGTTTGTATCTACCCATAGATCACCTGTCGCTAAAGCTGTAGGTGCATTATCTGCTCTAAAAACTGTAGGTACAACTAACCCACCACTCAATCCAATATTTGCAGGTGTAGTATTAGAGTTTAAGTGTGTAGAGTTAGCAAAATTGGTAATTCCTGTTCCGCCTTTATTGGCAGGCATAGTACCTGTTCCGTCAGAAGCATAATCTACAGTAGAATTAGTCAGGTCTGCTTTAGCAGTAGCTGTTCCAACTACAGTGTGATTAGCACTTGCATAGTCAGAATATATACCTGTGCCACCTATATGCCTTACTCTAAAGTTATAAGCTACTCCTATTTCTAAACCAAGAATAGTTTGTTTAGTTAATGTTTTGCCTACGATCGTACTGGTATAAGCAGAATCTGCTGCACCATTCTTTTTAAACTGTACGTCAGAACCTGTAACTAAAGGTGAGATTGCGTTTGTCCAAGATAGGGTAACTGATGTTGTAGTAAGAGAATCAACTGTTGTAGTGTCTGTTGCTGCACTTAAGTTTGTAGGTGCTGCAATACCGCCACCACCTGATGCTAAATTACTTCCTGCTGCTATATTTGCTTGATAATCACTTGTAGCAAAGGCAAAGGTAGATGTTGCTGTTTCTTTAAGGGCAAGTCTGACACCTAGAGTTGGAGCATCATCTGTTTGCATCACTTCCATATTTACAGAAATAACTTCAAATATTTTTTGTGAGAAACCTAACCTTTCATTGGTCACATACACCCAGTCTGCAGGTTGTAGTTTCATAAAAGATAAATCTACCAAGCAACTTAAGGATGTAGACAGTCTTTGATTCTTAAGAGCAAGCCTTCCTATACGTTGCGCCATTGTATGTGTAACTGTAAATGGCAACTGCTTCTCCATCTGTTTTACATAGTTGGGTTTATCGTTTGTTGTTCCGTTAGGTGTATCCTCTGTTAAGAATGTAGAGTCTTGATACACAGGTGCATCTGCTGCTATGAAGTTATTAGTAGAGTCTACATATATAGGCTTGACTGTGTTGTATAACTCTCCTGTACCGCTATTAGTAGATACATTGACAGGTGCTAACAGATTATCATCTGTAATAGTTAAGGAAGGTGTCTGTGTAGTTCCTGCAAAGATATTAAACTGTCCATTGGTGTAGGACATCTTACCTGCCATAGCACTAAGCAGTCCTTCTATAACACCATTGCCACTAGCACCAAAGTTAGTGAATCCATTTGCTGTGTACTTTTCTTCTGTTGAACTGCCATTTGCTAGAGTAACTGCAACCTCACAAGCACTGGCTGCTGCTGCAACACCTCCTGCGTTTGTTGTGTCGTTTATCTCTGCAGTTAAAGCTTTTAATCCATAGGTCGTATCTGTTATGTAATCTCTTATACACAAAGCAGGGTTATCACTCCATGCGGTACTACTGTCTCTAGGATCAAAAACTTTTTTACCTTTAACTACGAAAGACATATTAGGCATACCACCCCCAAACTTTTCAGGGTCAAATACCATTTGAATGTAGACGTATGCACAATCTAAAAACTTATCTGTTGATACTAGAGAACTTTGTGCAACTGCATAACCATTTGCTGCAGTCTGTGAACCATCTTGGAAAGAAAATCTTACCAATCTGCCATTGCTGTCGTATTTATTTTCATTTTCTGTATTAGAAAATTCTGAGTTGGTAACTGTGTGTACTGTTGAACCACTTATAGTGCTAGTGCTTGTAGTAAGGTCTACATCGTTTAGCCTTACACTTTCTAAGCTTTCTATTTCATGACCTGAAAGAACAACAACTGCGTGTAACAAAAAATTATCTGTACCAGTAGTTTCCATGTGTACTATTGTTCCACCCACACGACACTTGCCATATATTATTTGTCTAGGTGCAGTCGGTGCGCGTGCAGCAAACTTAGTTCCAAAATTAGCACCTGAGGCATTTAATCCTTTAGAAGTCATACCACCTATGACACTTGTTAAGAGAGTTGTGCCAAAAGCCATTGCTGCCATACCAAGAGCGGTAGATGCAAATGCAGTACCTGCTACCATAGCACCACCCTGTATTAGTGCAGCAGGTATAAATACTGCTATTGCGACAAATAAAGCTGCCTTGACTGCCTTAGCCATCTATCCTCCAAGCTTTTACAACATCTACATTTTGCTTGACTACCAAGCCTTCATCATCAACACCTAAAGCACTTACTCCATCAAAGACACAAGCTAGTTCACTTTCTTCTTTGTAAACTCCAAAGTCCCCTTTTGTAATGTAAGCAGGTTCTATTGTGTTGATACCTGTAGTCTTTTTTATTGCGTTGTCTATTGCTGCAACCAATCCTTTTCCTTTGCCATATTTAAAAATACTCTGCATGGCTTGTTCTTCTGTTTCCCATTTCCACGTATTAGGCAAAAGATCTTTTTTTGTCATAGTTTTAATAAAACCATTAGTAAACATTACACAATCCCATTTACCCCATTCAAAGGGTGTGTTTATGTTTCTATTTATATAAGCATCAAAAGATATTTCCCAGTTAGGTATTTTCTTCATGACTACATTCTAGATTGGTAATCATTAGGATCATTGCTTCCGTAACTACCACCACCTACACCACTGTTATCTTGTTTCTGTCCCCATGCTATTTGCTTATCTGCTAACTGTTGAACTCTATTGAATCCTGTATCTCCATTATTTAAGAACTGTTGTGATTCTAAAGTGTATCTAAGGTTGGAAGGTCTATCTAAATCTACCAATCTATTTTCACAATCAATAGTGATGGTTGCTCCGTCAGGTGTATCAGTGATTGTCAATGAAGTCATGCGACCTTTAAACAATGTAAGTTCACCTGCGCTTTCATTAGAGCCACCCATTTGAAAACCTAAGAATAAAGTTATTGGTCTATTTTGATAATTCTCTGTAAGAGCATAATCAAGAACAGTTGCATCCATGCCTGATAAAGCTATTGTTAAACCACTTGATTTAAGTTCTAAATCTTCCTCTACACCACTTATAGATAACAGTGAGCCTGCTCCTGTGTATGTTTCTGAATTAACTGTAATATCATCTGTACCTGACCAAACCCTTATATCGTCAGTGTCAAACTCTGCCTTAATAGCAAAGAACATTGTTTGTGCATCAGCACCAAGTCTGTTGGATATTGCTGTATCTACACCTTGTCTTGTAGCCATTACACTACCTCAATACAAGAAAAACTTATTCCATATAATGATGCTCTATCTGCATCCCAATCTACAGTATTAGCCTGCAATCTAAATAAGCCTTTTGGTGCTTGAAATATAATACATTTATTATCTGCTAAATCTGATCTTAGTTTAGGTTCTATCTGTACAGAGTATCTATCAGGACTTGCATCTGTGACTGTGGCATCTTCTACTGCCATAACTAACTGCACTGGATTTGCTGTTGCTGATGTACCTGCTGTTATACCTAGATAGTCACCTTTTTTTATAGTTCCTGTATAACTACCTGTAGTGTCTAATGATAATCCTGTTGCACCCTTTACGTTCTGTTGTACTTTGCAGCTAGCTGTTGCACCTACATTTGTTAATACGCTATCTACTACGACTACTGTTGCACTCGTTTTGGTTGTTATTTTATGTGTTCCGTTATTCTCTTCATTTGCTAGACCAGTAACGTGTATAAAATCTCCGACTACTGCACTACCAAAAACAGAATCACCTGTAGTAAATGTGTTTGTATTACTTACCGCAACTGTTGTACTTGTATCATTTACACGTTTATCGCTTAATAAATGCGTGTGGTTGAATGTTCCTGTGTTAGTTAGGGCATCAGGGTCAGCAAACTTAAAATGGTTTGTAGTGCCTTTTAATTGCAGTAAGAAAGATTGCCATTCTTTAGCCTGTGTTCTGTTCATTGCAGGTAGAGTTACATCTGCAGTCCAATATACCGCATCATATTCCTGTGTAAGTTGCTTGCCTGTAAATGGTGAAGCTGTTTGTCCTATTGCCCTGTATAAACTGAAATTACTTCTAACAAAGTTAGGAGTTGTAGGCATTGTTATTAATCTAGCCACTTCCTAATAATCCTTTTCTAAATGAACCGCCACGCACTGCTGCTTCTAGCACTGCACCTTTTGTAACATCTGATATCTGTGGAAGCATCTTCTGTACTTCTGCTCTTACTGTTGGAACTACACCTGTAGCAAAGTTTACTGATTGATTGACTATGATAGGTTGACCGCCCATAGCGTTCTTACTATTCATGTTGTTCATGATAGTACCACCAGTGTTAGGAACAAATATCTCCGCACCACGTTCTCCAACCATTGTGGGTCTGCCCTTTTGTACTGTGCCACCGCCTGCGTTACTATCTGTAGGATTAGGCACACTTAAAGTAGAAAATCTATTTGCGCCTTCCAAACCAAAAACTTGATTTAAAATTTCATTAACTACAGCCATTTGTAAGAAGATACTTATGATCTGTGAAACAATATTCTTTGCAAAATTCTTAAACGACTCCATAGCACTTTCCCCTGCCATTAAGGAATCAACAAATTCTTTTGAAAAAGCTTGTGCTGTATTTGCTATAGCATCTTTCATGTGGTCTGCCATAGTAACAGTATCTTCTGCTTTAGAATTATACCCTTCAAGGGCTTTTTCAATATCTTGTATAGAAATATCTTGTTTTTCAAATTCTTCTCGGTTTGCTGCAAATATATCTGCTAAATGTTTGCTTGCAATAGCTATTTCGTCAGTCTTACCTTTTTGTTTCTCTAATGCTTTATTTATAACACCTAAGGCTTGATGTTTTTCGCCAAGTAGTAAATTATTCTCAACTTCTTGGTCGCTAACTAATTTACCGCCATTTATTAATCTTTTAAATAAATCAGTTTCTTCTTGTTTTCTTTCTCTTATTAAAGATATTGTTTTCTTTAAAGCACCTCCCTGTCCTTCAAGATATCTTTCCATTGCTTTATCCGTGCCTTTGTTACTTTTACCTCTTAAAAAAGCAGCTTCTGTATCTTCAATAGCTTTTTGTAATATCTTAATATTGTCTGCGGCAGATTTTTTTCTAGCAGCTAGGATATCATCTGCTCCCATGCCTTTTTTTATTTCAGGACTGGTCAATTCCACTCCGATACCTCTACCGCCAAATTTTTGCATAAATCTAGTTGCTGAATCTACAACTGAAGTTACGTTATCTGCTAAGCCCTTTAAGAAGTCTCCTACCCCTGACTCAAATATTTCATTAGAAAATTGTTTAAAAGCTATAGTCATGTTGGAAGTTTTAGTGGATAGATTGTCCATTTTACTTTCCATAGCACCGCCAAATCTTTTTGATAGTCCTTCTTGTAGAGCATCAGTAATTAATTTAGCGCCTTGTGCAGTCTTACCAAAAGTAGCTATATCATCTTTAGCAAGACCTAATTCCTCTTGCAATATTTTAAGTGCAGGTATACCCCTATCACTAAGCATATTTAATTCTTCTAGTCCTAAACCACCTGCAGCCGATCTTTGTACTGTTCTAACCAGTGCTTCAAATACACCTAACTGATCTACAGATACTGATGCTGTATCAGCAAAGGTTTGTAACATTTTGTTTGTAGGTTCAATACCTACTGACTGTAGTGCTATAAAAGCTTTTGTAACTGTTTCAACCTGAAACGGTGTGGTTTGTGCAAATTGAAAAACTTTTTGCATAGCAGCATCACCATCTTTCATACTGCCAAATACAACGTCTAAAGAATCTTTTAAATCCTCAAACTCCATACCTACTTTAGCTACAACTTGAGTAAGTTTACCTATAACTGCTGTTGCAGCAACTACACCTAAACCTACCTTTTTAAAAGCTGCAGTCATATTTTTGCCTGACTTAACAGCAGATTTACTTGTTTTGTCTAACTTATTATTAACTCCGTCAAGTTCTTTTCTGAGTTGTTTAGTCTCAGCTTTTATAAGAATCTTTAGTTCATCTACAGTTGCCATTAGTCAGGGTATAACTCCATTAAATCTTCAAGTTCGGTTTTGCTCATTGGTTTATCTTTATTGCCACCATTAAACTGTTGAAAGCCTTTTATAGCTGACCACATTTCTCTTGGTGACATATTCCAAAAATCTACAGGTCTCATAACCATCATGCCTAAACAAATTTGCATATAGATTTCCCATTCTATTCTGCTATCTCCTGTGGCTTTTTTGCAGAACTGCCCTCTTCCTTTTCTTCAGGATCAGTAAGTGAGTCCGCTATTAATTGTGCAACAACACTTGATGCCTCTATAAGCGAAGAACTTTGTATAATTTCTTTGATTTTCTTTTCATCAAAGTCATTACCGCCACCCCTTAAAGCATGACGTAAGACTACTATAAGTGTACGCAATCGGACTTTAGCTTGTCCCATGTCTGTTGCTAATTCAAGAATCCCTTTATCCAGTTCATCTTCTATCTTTACCAGTGAATCTATGGTCAATCTACATTTATAAGTTTGACCGCCTAACTCTATCTCAATCTCGCCCTTTAGTGGGTTTGTCATCTGACTTCTCCTTTGTTGTACTTGCCATTGCAAGTTTGATTGTAATAATGTCATCTCTTTCATCTACTGAACTAGATAACACCTTATAGGACTTACCATCTACTGTTACGTCAGATGGGTCTTTTCCTAACTGGTCGGCTACTTCAAGAACATCCCCGTTAAGCATAGCAGGGATGTTGCCTTTAGCACCTTTGACTGTTACTGATTGCCAAGCCATTTGTTAGACTGTGGCAAACGTAATAGCACCTGCACTTTCAAAAGATACACTGTAAGTTACTTCACCATTAAACTCACCTGCATATTCAAGCGATGTAATCTGGAAAGCACCTGTAAATGTACCAAAGTCAGGTACTAGGAATTGATAATTATTTTGTGTATCAGCTAGTGCGTTTGTTTTCATAGTTGCTTCACTTGCTCCGTCTGTAAAGACACCGCTACCTGAAACACTAATAGATTGCACACCTGCATCTGCTAACAAAGTTCTGTTGTTAGAACTGTCTTTGTTAGTTACGTCTACTGATTCATTGTTGACTGTAAGACTTGTTGATCTTAAGCCTGCTATTGTTGTGAAAGTTTCAGGTGAACCTGCGTTACCCACTTTCATAAGCATTGCACTACCTTTCTGTGCTGCCATATTTATACTCCAATTGAGAAAGCATTAGTTATTTACTTTCTAATTAAACAAGCCAACTGGCATCCTATTTTATTAGTAACAGCTAGTTAAGAAGTTCCTAATATTATGGCTCGGAATCGCATGACACCGTGCCTAGTAATCCCATCAGGGTCTACTAAAACATCACCAAATTCAAACCTAAGATTAACTAAGTTAAATCCAGTAACACTTAAACTGTAATCATGCAGTAAATCATGAACCCTGTCCATTATTGTTTTGGTTTCTTTACTGCCT